TGATAAAATCAGAATGACTATTACGGACATTAGAATGTGGGAAAAGGTTTAGCCTAATTAAATAATTCTTTTTTTAATTTGGCTGGTTTATCTTTTGTTCCATAGACAAACGCTGTTGAAAAATACCTAGACTTGTCTCCAAGAACTGGCCTGGACCCATGCAGGATATTTCCCCCATGAATATATAGAGAGTTTTCTTTTGGCTTAATAACTAGACCTAGGTCTTCGTAGTCTAGCTCACCACCCAGATAGTCATCGTTGTAGTACAACAGGACGCCATACGAAACGTATAGTGGTGTAGCTACATTCCAAACATCCTTATGATATTTTATGCTTTGCCCTGGCTCGTATCTCTGCAAACAAGTGCTATCTGGATACATAGAAAAAGACTCAAAAAGATCTTTCATCTTTTTATTAATAACAGAAAATATCGTATTTCCTTCAAAATCTATAGTTTTGCCGTACCAAAAATTTGCTTGATCCTGGTTTAGGAATGTGTTTTCTGAAAACCAGTCTTGCTCGGAAATATTGCCAATTATTTCAAAAACTTCTTTTAATTCTTGCTCTGTCAGAAAATCTGCAACTTCATAAATATCTTCGTGGAGCTTTGTGATCTGCATACTATTACATATCCTTACTATTACAGGGTATCCCAGTGCAAGAAGTCTCGGTACTCTCCGTGCCCCATAACGTTTGGATCTACCCACCAGTCTTCGTGTATAGACCTGCGGACTAGAGAGTATCCAAAAGAATCTAAAATCTCTCTTTGTGCATCTCTAATGGAAGCGTTTCTCCAATACATGTTTGCATCATGCTCAAAAGATATAACGGTAAATCTATAAGTATTTAGTGGTACTGCTATGAGGCCTTGCAAGGTCCAGTGGCTGTTTCCTACTGGCCTACCAGCAAAATCATACCCCGCATCAATGTCCAGCTGAAGAAAGTCTATCTGCTTAGGAAAATTATTTTCTTCAAAATACTTAATATAATCAAAAGATAAGGCATCGCCCATGCAAGGATTTTTTCTATTTAGATTAAACTCTTCTCTCATTGAATCTACAATCTCAAAAGAAACGCCTTTCCAGTCATATTCTTTTTCTAGCAAGTAGGTGTTATTACCATTGCTATAATGTGCAGCCCCTAGCTCAACATAGTGACCACCCTTTTTCTTTTTTAAGATGTCTAGAACAAAGCTTTCTTCATTAGTCATTTCGTGTGTCATTTAAACATCTCTTCTTTTAGCTTAGTCGGAAACTTGTCTGTTCCAGTTATAAATTTTGTAGAAAAATACCGAACCTTGTCACCAATTACTGGTAAAGATCGGTGAAGCACGTCTCCACCATGAATGCAAACAGAATTGGCTGGTGGCTTAATCTTAATCCCGAGCTCTGGATACTCCAGCTCTCCGCCTTCATAGTCGTCGTTATAGTATATACAAAATCCGTAACCTATGTAATTTGGAAAGTCATCTTTCCACTCATCCCTATGCTCTTTCATATAGTCACCCTCAGTATATCTACTGAACATTATTTCTGCAGGATAATAGAAGTATGAATCTAAAAAATCTTTTAGTTTTTCATTAATTACAGAAAAAGCAGGTACTGAGGCAGTGTTCATGTTTCTGCCGTACCAAAAATCCGAATCATCTCTTTCCTTTTTTTCACCAGGAAACCACATATCTTCAGTTATGTTATTAATAAATAAGTTAACCTGGTTTAGCTCTTCCTCTGTTAAGAAATCAGTAATTTGGTAAACATCATCTGCCAACTTGGTTATGTTCACTGGATTCCTCCGTACTTGTTGTTAAAAATGTTGCTAACTTCTAAGTGATTAACATTAAAGTGTTTTGGCAAGGACCCCACCCAACGAATTGCTTCTGCCATATCTTCTGCAGTCAGGGAGTATGGCTTTCTTTCTTCCTGTGTGTCTATTGTTCCTGGACAAATTTCGGTTATCTTAATGCCATACTCTGGAAACTCCATCCTCATAGTATCGACTAAAGCCATCTCTCCTCTTTTGGCGTTAGTATAGTTTCCACCACCCATAAAAGGAACTTTCCCAGATAGGGATGTAACAAAAATAATTGTCGGAGATTCTGATCTTTTAAGAGAAGGAACAAATAGCTGAGAAAGATACATTGGGCCAGAAACGTTTATTTCGTAGGCAGTTTTAAAGTTGTCCATTGTTTCATCTATAAGTCTTGTTGGACTAGCTCCACCACCTGCATTGTTAACAAGAAGATCTATAGTTAAGTGGCCATACTTTTCAAAAAATGCTTTGATTTCTTTTGGCTGCGTGATATCTAGCCTATAGGTTTCAATGGAGTCAGACTCTATCTGAGATATTTTAGACAAGTCCCTGGACACTGCAATAACTTTATATCCATTTTCAGATAACAGTTTTGCTGTAGCGTAACCTACGCCTTTGCTTGCTCCAGTAACTATAGCAGTTTTCATAGATCCAGCATCTCAATTTCTTTTTTGTAGTATTCTTCAAATTCTATCCAGAATGGAATATTATTAATACTTTTTACGTTATCGCTATTTCTATTAAATTTAAGTCTCTGGTCTTCTAGCTGACGCCAAATGTCTTCGCCATATTTTTCTTGAAGCCTTAGCCAAAGAGGATGTCCAGGATAATCATATCGCCAGTAGTTCCTAATTATATACTTTTCTCCATTAGATACAGCCTTAACTCCATGGTAATGCGGAGGGCCAGATGGAAAAACAACTATGTCTCCCTGCTTTGGCTTATAGCTATAATCTTCTTTTACTATTGATGGATCATTCTCATCTAAGAACCTAAACTGAACCTCTCCACCGTCATAATTTTCATTTAGGTAAAACACTGCAGTAATCGCAAATTTTAGTCCAGGATTATGGGAAAACTCCCTTTGGAAATCTGTGTGATGCATCATAACATAATTGGGAAATTCTTCTGGGTTTGGAATATACTTTGCAATATTCCATCCGTCTACAGACCAGTTGTCTAGTGATATATTGTTAGCCTCGACATAAGCTTTTGTAGCATAATAAAACAAATCGTCTATCTGATTGGCAAAATAGTTCTTGCCACCTATTTCAGTATCTCCATAGGTCTTTGAGGTTTTCCACTCTTCTTCAGTTGGAAAACTCGTAAAGGTTGTGGCTGGCCAGGGTGGCCCATCTGAGGCTTTTCCAAAGATATACCAGTCTTTCCATTCTTGGTTTTTTTCTAAATAGTCTATATATTCTTGGCTATTTTTTACAGCATTTTTAAAAACCCAAACAGATTCATTTATTTTTTCAATATCAAAATTATACACTGCACCCCTTTTTCATATCCATATCATTGTGAATCCAGTGGCTAGGAACCATATACTTTACCCCAGATTTTACTGTGTGTGCAATGTGATAGTATGGTGCTGAGGATGGAAATATAATAACACTTCCAGCACTAGGCTTTACCCCAAAGTCTATTTGGTTATTTGCTACGGCAACTTCATAGTCTAGGTCTGGGCTAACCACCTGATTGTGGTCTTCATAATCAGACAGCTTAAAGGAGATTTCTCCCCCTTCTGGAACCTCATTGAGATACATGACAAGAGAATACCTCAATGTCTTGTCTCCGTCTAACTGGTCATAGTGGGCCCCCATGGATGCCCCAGTATTATATCTTTTAATATTAAAGACTGGGAATAGCCTTGGCTCATCATGATCCCCAACCGACTCAGCATAGTCTTTGGAAACAGCATAAAGTGCCTTCATAATGTTAATATAAACATACTCCATCTTACTTCTGTATGGCTCTGACATTTGATTAATTTGAGCAAGGTCAAATGTTTGTGTCTTTCCATAAATAAAATCTTTATCGTCTGAAGCTGTCCAAGTATCCCAAAGCCTACCATTTTCTGCACTATTTATTTCAGCAAGTTCAGAAATAGTTTTCATTACTTCTTCAAAATTTTCAATAGCGTCCTCGTAGTAGTAGACCTTTTCTTGCAATATATTTTTTTTCATGTTAATACCTATTCTTTTCATAATGGTCAATTTCTTTTATAAAGCCAACCAAAACATAGCGAATTGGACCTTCTGATACAGCCTCTACTCCATGCTCGTACTTTTCGTTACCTGGAAAAATTAAGAGGGTCTTTGGCTTTGGTCTTAGCTTTATGTCTAAATTTTTAAAGAATAGCTCTCCATCCTTATAGTCATCATTTATATATAAAATGGCTGCATAGGATATTGATGGATCTGTGTGGTCATCTGTATGAGACTTTAGGTCTACTCCTGGCTGCATTCTTTGAATCGTAGCCAGACCACTTAGCTCTAACTTAGACTCTGCCTTTTTAGTTAGGCTGTTCAGCCTTTCATAAAAGATGCGATATTCTTGTGAGTTACTAATGTTAAGGTTTTTATCGTGCCAGTTTTGCGTTATTTCAAACTTTCCCTCGGCAACTAGGTTGTCAACATCGTCCCTACCAAATTTTTGAAGACAGAAATGTTTTAGGTTTGATGTATACTCAACTTCCCAGTCCTCTTGAGTTGCTGAGTTTATCTTGCTCCAGATAAAGTCTATCTCTTCGTCTGTAAGAAAGTTTTCTATAGACAGTAGCTCATCTGTAATTTCAGTAAAGGCAATATCATTTTCTCTAAACAAATCTTTTAATTTTTCAATCATTTGATTCATCTTCTAATTTGTAAGGCTTGCCGTCCATATCCAGCTTGTACCCATCCTTAAGTAGTTCTTGCCATTCTTTTCTTTCAACTTCTTGAGCTTCTCTGACTTTTTTCATTTCTTCCGCCCAGGCATCTCTCAGATCTTGTGGGTATGCGTCTTCTGTGCGATCGTCCCAAAAAGAACCTATGGTATATCTAACGCCAGACTCTATTAGAGTTACTTCGTGCATATTATTAAATCCACCGTCGAATGCCGCCAGCATTCCAATCTTTGGAGATATCTCTAAGTCTTGTTTAGGAAACTTTAAAGTTCCACCAGAAAAATCATCATTTAAATAAAGAAATGCTGCATATCGACTTCTTGCAAATGGTCCAGAGTTTCCGTGTTCGTCTGTGTTGTCAGAGTGTACTCTAGCATATGCTCCTGGCTCCCACTTCTGAGTGTGATAGCCTATCTCTACTATTGTGGCTGGAT